ATCAAAGAGCGACTTGTTGAAAAGCAAGCTTTGCGGAGAGTCAAATGAGTCAGCAATATCCTGGTGGCTTTATTACCAAATCGCCCCCGGCGGTTGTTGGCCCTACAGGAAGTCCTCCTGAAGGTGGTACTGCACCAGGAGTATGGACGCTTGATCAAGCGTTGGCTTATGAGAAGCAAGGGTTGTGGCCGAAACCAATTATTGACAAACAACTTTGGTCTTGGGGTACTAACACCAATGGTCAACTGGGCTTAAATGATACTGTTCTCCGCTCATCCCCAGTACAAGTTGGATCTGAAGCGACTTGGTCAAATATAGCTGGTGGTAATAGCTTCTCCTTAGCGATTAAAACTAATGGAACTCTATGGTCTTGGGGTAGTAACAACATTGGCGAATTAGGTCTAAATGATCGTGTTAATCGTTCCTCTCCTGTACAAGTTGGTGCTTTAACAAATTGGTCACAAGTATCTGCTGGGATCATTAACTCTTTAGCTATTAAAACTGATGGAACTTTATGGTCATGGGGTTATAACAACGTAGGCACATTGGGCTTAAATGACCGTGTTTATCGTTCTTCTCCAGTACAAGTTGGAGCATTAACAACTTGGGCAAAAATAGCTAGTGGTAGCAATCACTCTTTAGCCATTAAAACAGACGGAACCTTATGGTCTTGGGGGTTAAACCAAGAAGGCCAATTAGGCCTAAATAATATTGCTAATCGTTCCTCACCAGTTCAAGTTGGTGCTTTAACAGCGTGGTCACAAGTAGCTGCTGCGTCGTATGCTTCTGTAGCCATTAAAACTGATGGTACTTTATGGTCTTGGGGGCAAAATGATAATGGGCAATTAGGTCTAAATGATCGTGTTTCTCGTTCATCTCCCGTACAAGTTGGTGCTTTAACTAACTGGTCACAAATATCTGGTGGTGCCAATACTCACTTTTTAGCCATTAAAACAGACGGAACCTTATGGTCTTGGGGCCGAAACAACATTGGTCAATTAGGTCTAAATGATCGTGTTAATCGTTCCTCTCCCGTACAAGTTGGCGCTTTAACGACTTGGTCACAAATAGCTGGTAGTAATCGCTTCTCTTTGGCGATTAAAACTGACGGTACATTATGGTCTTGGGGCAATAACACTGAAGGTCAGTTAGGCTTTAATGATCTTGTTTATCGTTCTTCACCTGTACAAGTTGGCGCATTAATAACTTGGCTAAGATTACCTAAAATATCAAGCTCAAACTTTTCATTAGCCATTAAATCCTAATTAAAAGGAAACTATCATGTTGTTTGTAAGAATTATCAACAACGAAGTTAAACAGGTGTGGGATACGCAGCCACCAGCAGGTGAGTCAGGATGGAAGTCTGCTATTGAAGTGCGTCCAGCCATTATCCCAAACCGTCAGTATTACACGGGCCATACCTTTGACTTGAGCAAAGATCCTGTGGAGATTGTTTACGGTGTGGAAGACATCTCTGTGGAAGGCCGCAAGGATGCGCTTAAAAACTTAGCCAAGTCAGAGTTTCAGAAAGTTGTGCAAGAAGAAACTCGCAAACAGACTGACGAGTATCCAGAAACACAATATGATGCTGCCGTTGTTGAAGCAGCGCGTTTGGCATTTGAAGCGCGATTTGCACAAATTGATGCTGTTACCACGCACGACGAGTTAGACGCTCTGTGAAGTCTTTGTTTTTCAGTTATGACATGGCAATAGACAAGGCGTACATCATACGCATTCGAGGCCATGAAGTTTCTGAGCGTAAAGCCAAACAAGCTGCTGCATCATGTGATGCAGTAGGTATGCCTTATGCGTTTTGGGATGCTTATAACGGATTAGAAGGCTCAATCAAACTTCCCAGCCACCACAGCCAAGTGATGAATCTGGTAAAGGTGACGGACCATTACTTAACCCGTGGTGAAGTAGCCTGTGCGCTATCCCACATCAGTCTATGGGCCAAGTGCGTAGAGCAGGACAAACCATTAGTAGTTCTTGAGCATGATGCCGTGATGCTCCAAGCGTACAAGCAGCACGGGGTATTCAACTCAATTTGCTATCTTGGATGCCACGAGCAAACCGAAAAGGGCTGGGCTGTGCTTCCCACGCCACCACATGCCTCTGAAGGCCCAAATTATCACTTTATTTGCCGAGCGCACGCTTACGCCATTGATCCTTGTATAGCCAAGAACATGCTGGCGCATGTCATTAAGATGGGCATCCACGCCCCGCTAGACATCATCATTCGTGCTGATTTGTTTCCCATTCATCAAATGGGCGTGTACGCTACGGATTCGAATGACAAAACTGAAACCACCATCCTTGGACGCCCCAAGCATGGCCGAAAAACTGATCGCAACGACCAACTAGCCGCATGAAAAAAATTCTGATTATGGGTCTGCCAGGAGCAGGCAAAACCTTCATGGCTGAAGCTCTCAAGAAACGCTTGGAAGCCAGCACTGATATTCCCCTGGAAAAGCTAGCCAACTGTGAAGCTGCGCCTACTTGGTATCACCCCATCGTGAAATGGTTCAACGCAGATGAAGTCCGCAAGACTTACAACGATTGGGATTTCAGCAAAGAAGGCCGGATCAGACAATCACTACGCATGGCTGAGTTTGCACTTAAGTCTCATGCTGACTATGTCATTTGTGACTTTGTAGCGCCGCTGCCTGAGATGCGTCACAACTTCAAAGCTGACTGGGTGATCTGGATGGACACCATCGATGAAGGTCGCTACGAAGACACCAACAAAGCTTTTGTTGCGCCTGATGTCTATGACTTTCGTATTACTGAAAAAGACGCAGCAAAGTGGTCAGACTTTATCGCTGATCACATCTTAAATGACCGTCGCCGTCCTCGTTTTGACTGGAGGAAAGAAACAGTACAGATGCTTGGCCGCTGGCAACCCTGGCATCCAGGCCACCGCAAACTGTTTGAACGTGCCATTGCCAAGACAGGGCAGGTTGTGATCCAGATCCGTGATTGTCAGGGCTGGAATGGCTCTAATCCCTTTGCTGCCGAGCAAGTCAAAGACTTTATCCGGCGCGATCTTGATCCTTTGTACCAGGGCCAATACGAGATTCAATTGGTGCCTAACATCGTAAACATTACTTACGGCAGGGATGTGGGCTACAAGATTGAGCAGGAAGTCTTTGACGATGCAACGCACTCCATTTCGGCCACCAAGATCCGCGAGAAAATGGGTTTGAAATGAAAGTGTCTGTTGTCTTTCATGACCACATCCAAAACAGTCTGGTTCGGATTGTCACGGAACACGTTCGTCCCAAGACAGTGATTGAAATTGGGGTCTTTGAAGGCGCAACAACTTTTCAGATGGCACACGCGCTTGCGGACAAGGACTATAAGCATTACGCGATTGATCCATTTTTGCCCGTTGAAAACTTGCGTGAAGACGTAGTTAAGAATGCAGAGGTCCAGTTCAAAGAGAACCTTGCTGAGTTTCCTTGTGTTGAACTCATCCAAAAGACATCGTTTGAAGGACTCATTGAGCTTTGGCAGCGCGGCATTAAGGCAGACCTGATTTATGTTGATGGCTCGCATTACGCCAAAGATGTGCTTGCCGACGCGGTTCTGGGCTTCGAGCTTCTTAGGATTGGTGGCGTCATGCTGTTTGATGATGCAGTCAGTTGGCGTTATGGCAGTGCTGCTGATGAAAGCCCAAAGCTTGCCATTGACAGTTTTATTCAGTGCAACTGGTCACGCTTGCGTGTGCTTGAAATGCCCAATGGCTATCAAGTTGCCATCAAGAGGATGGCATGATTCCCAAGATCATTCATGCCGCATGGAAGGACAAGCAAGTCCTACAGAATCCATCGCCCATGATTGTTTATGGCTGGAAGCGTCTTGCCGACATGAATCCCACATGGCGCTTTGAGATCTCTGATGATGCAGACATCGATGCTTACCTGCAAGACAAGATGGGCAGCGATTACGAACTTGTGGCAGATTCCAGCGTAGTAGCAAAGTCAGACATATGGCGGCTTTATAAGATGTTTTTAGAAGGCGGCTTGTACGTTGACATTGATCGCTACTGCAATGTGAGCCTTGATGAAATTATTCCTGAAGGCATCAAGCAAATACTGCCAACGTGTAGGAATCATGATTTTTCGCATGATGTAATGCTTACTGCCCCTGGCAACCCGATCTTTGGCAATGCCATTGACGCATATCTTGCCAGACGAAAAGAGGGTCATACCAGCATTTACTTTCTTGGCGCTCAAACGTACATGCACGCCATCACGCAAACTATTTTTGGCAGAATTATTGATACAAATCCAGGCCAAGAAATGTTTGAGCAGATGCGAAGCACTATCGATGCAAGTGGCATCATCAAGACTTTTCCAGAAGACCCACCTCATCAAACACTGTTATATCGAGGCCAAGACGCGCCTCAAGACTGGGAGGCGTTGAAGCGTGGGTTTTACAAGGAGCATGGTTTACGTCATTGGACTGGAGAGTGGTGATTGATCATGAGCGACGATTTGGATAAGCGCTTATCAGTACACGAAGCCATTTGTGCTCAGCGCTACGAAAATATTGAGAAACGCCTCGGTGATGGAAGCAGGCGAATGCGGCACATCGAGTGGCTGCTTTACATCACGATCGCCGCCGTCTTGCTTGGTCCAGGTGTCGCGGCCATGTTCGTTAAGAAGATCTTGGGTATCTGATGGACGATAAAACCCACGAGTTGGCGGTTCTCAAGGCGCAAGCCAAGATCCGTCTTGAAGAGCTTAAAGCACAAGACTCGGCCAAAGAAGTAGCAGGAAAAGCCATTGGTGAAGACGGCTTACTGTATATCTTCCTAATCGTACTTGTGGGTGTTGGCGCATCGCTATTCCTTGAAGGTGAAAAAATTGCTGCTGTTATGGGCCTTCTGGGCGCTTCACTTACTGCTCTTATTCAAATGCTAAATGGCATTGCAGGCACTGCGCCCAAGCAGGAAAAGCCCGAGTTTGAAGTCATCAAGGACCTGATTCATCGCCTTGACAAGCTAGACCGTGCCGAGCAACCCATGCACGTTGATGTTGAAGGCTCCAAAGTGACGGTCAAGAAGGGTGCTGACATCGTAACGGCTAAGGGGTAATCATGCTTTCACTCCTCTCAACACTTGGCGGCCTACTTATCTCTGGCCTGCCCAAACTGCTTGATTACTTCCAAAACAAAGCTGATCAGGCCCATGAGCTTGAGCTTGCCAGGATGCAATCAGAGCGTGAGCTTGCATTGGCCAAAGAGGGTTACATTGCCCAGCAGCGCGTCGAAGAGATTCGCACTGATCAGATTGCCATGCAAACGGATGCGCAAATGACTGTGGCTGCGCTGGACCATGACAAGCAGATCATTGAGAAGTCCAGCAAGTGGGTGGTGAACTACATTGGCACAGTGCGCCCAAACGTCACTTACTTGCTAATCCTTGAGTTGATTGCCGTCAATGCCGTGCTTGCTTATTACGTCTGGCAGCACCCGCATCTTGTGCAAAACATTGATGACTTGGTTCGAGTCAGTACGATCATCTTTTCCGATGATGAGATGGCCATGCTCGGCGGCATTATTGGCTTTTGGTTTGGCTCCAGAAGTTGGAACAAGAAGTGAAAACGGGTCAGGCTGGCATTGAGTTGATGCACAGGTTTGAGGGCAAGAGTCTTAAGCCTTACTTATGCCCAGCCCACATTTGGACCATTGGGTACGGCCATGTTTTGTATCAAGATCAGATCAAACTGCCAGTAATAAGGAAAGATGGCTACACCGGCATTCTCCGTAAGGACTACCCACTCGCAGCCCAAGATAATCGTACTTGGACGCAGGAGGAGATTGATCGCCTTTTTGAGGATGATCTCGTCCGTTTTGAGCGCGGTGTACTGCGAATGTCTCCTAATCTTGCTGGCCGTCAGTCAAGCTTCGACGCTGTGGTCAGTTTTGCGTTCAACACTGGAGTCGGGAATTACCAGCGGTCTACGATAAGAATGAAAAACAATCGCGGTGACTTTGAAGGCGCAGCAGAAGCATTTATGGCATGGACCATGGGTGGTGGCAAGGTATTGCCAGGCTTAATTCGTCGCCGCAACGCTGAAAAATCGCTTTACCTGAGAGGTGATTGATGACATCAGCAATCAAGTCAGATCCAGGCAAATGGAAGCGCATTGTTGCCTCAGTCAAAGCCTCGGGCAAAGGCGGCTCACCAGGCCAATGGAGTGCCCGTAAGGCCCAATTAGCCACCCAGAAGTACAAAGCCTCTGGCGGGGGTTACAAAGGGCCTAAAAAAGCGGATAATTCGCTCTCAAAGTGGACGAAAGAAGACTGGGGTACGAAGTCTGGTAAGCCGTCTACGCAAGGCCCCAAAGCAACTGGCGAGCGTTACTTGCCCAAGGCAGCACGAGAGAAGCTCACCCCTTCTGAATACGCGGCAACCACGCGAGCCAAGCGCGAAGGCATGAGGCAAGGCAAGCAGTTTGTGCCCCAGCCCGAATCGATCAAGAAGAAGGTGTGGTAATGGCCTACGCAATGACTTACAACAACTTGGTGACAGACATCCAGCAATACCTGGAGCGCACCGACGCCGAGACTGTTGCTCGCATTCCCACCTTCATCGGACTTGCCGAGCAAGTCATTGCAAGCCAGATCAAGTTCCTTGGTAACTTGACCGTGCAAAACAGCACGATGAATGCTGCTAATCCAGTTATTGACAAGCCTGCAAGATGGCACAAGACAGTTTCCATGAACATCACAGTGGCAGGCAAGCGTTATCCTGTGCTGCTGCGAAAGTATGAGTACCTGCGTGAATACTGGCCAGATCCGACACAGACTGGTGTTCCTAAGTTTTACTGCGACTACGATTACACGCACTGGTTTGTGGCTCCAACGCCTACGCTTGCTTATTCCTTCGAGGTGCTTTATTACGAAAGAGTTCAGCCACTAGACTCAACCAATCAAACCAACTGGTTCACGGTGTACGCGCCTCAAGCATTGCTTTATGGCTCACTGCTGCAAGCAATGCCATTCCTCAAAAACGATGAGCGCACACCGATCTGGCAGGCGCAGTATGACGCCATCATACAAACCCTTATGGCTGAAGATAAGCTGCGTATTGCTGATCGCCAGGCCATTGCCGCGGATAGTTAATCATGAGCTATACCAGTCCGTTTACAGGCGACGTTGTACAGCCTACTGACGTTTCGTATGAGTCCATCACACTGACTGCCAACTTGCAGTTGGTATGGCCCATCAATGGCAATCTGACCACGGAT